GGTGACACCGTCGAACTTGCTGTCAAGAAAGCGGGTATCACGAAGACTACGTTCTACGAGTGGCTGCAAGATCCCGACAAATCTGACTTTGCTGACGCTATAAAAAATGCGAAAGCGGAGTTCAAGAAGACGATCGTTGACAAGTTGAAGAAATCTCTCTGGGACAAGGCTCTCGGATTCTCCTACGACGAAACGAAGACGGAATATATGCGCGATCCTACTGCGAAGAAAGGCGAAGTCGGAGCGATCATCGTGAAGAATCAGACAGTGACTACGAAGCGATACCCGCCAGACACAGCAGCTTTGATCTTCGCTCTGACGAATCTTGCACCCGACGAATGGAAGAATCGCCAGAACATCGAAGCCACTGGCGCGAACGGACGCGATCTCATGCCGAAGCAGGCGATCGATCTGGACGCTCTCACAGCGGAACAGAAAGCAGCAGTGCTCGCTATCGGAGAGAAGATCATCAACAGCAAGGAATCCGCGAAAAAGAACAAGGACAGCAACGATTAAAACTTACGGATATGTTTACAGTACAACGTGAAGCAGCATTTGGTGGCGGTTGGATCGATGTCTTCAAGGCACAGAAAGAAGCATCAGCGATCCACTATGCGAACGGACTCGCAAGATCATGCGGACGTTCACACCTTCGTATCATTCAAACAGCGAAATGACATGGATATATCGGACATTCTACGACTCATTAAGGCAGTGATCATTGTAGCAGGGATCTTCTTTGTTCTCTGCATGGTCATGAAGCGGGATAGATTCAGAGACTAAAGCGCGATCGGGACATGAAGCTGACAAAAGATCTGTTTGTGCGTGCAGTTGCAGACGAATGCAGGAACAACTTGTTCTACTTCGTGAAGACGTTCTGGGACGTTATCATTCACGAAGAACCAGTCTACAACTGGCATATTCCTTATCTCTGCGAGGAATTGCAGAAGCTTGCGCAGCCAGTGTTCGAGAGAAAGTCGAAGCTGTACGATCTGATCGTGAACATACCACCGTCAACGACGAAGTCTACGATCGTGACTGTCATGTTCCCTGCATGGCTCTGGACTGTCGATCCGACGATCCGCGTCATCAGTAACTCTTATTCCAGTGCGCTGTCTCTGGATCACGCTACGAAGTCAAAGGACATCATTCAGTCGGAGAAATACATGATGCTGTTCCCAGAGGTTGAGATCCGTCACGACAAGTCTGGAAAGCAGAACTACGAGAACACTGCGGGCGGCTTCCGCTACGCTTCATCTACTGGATCTACGATCACTGGCTTTCACGCTCACATCATCATCAACGACGATCCAGTAAACCCGAAGCAGGCAGAGTCAGATCAGATGCGTAAGGTAGCGAACGATCACGTCAAGACACTGTCTTCGCGTAAGGTTGACAAGGCTGTCACTCCTACGATCACGATCATGCAGCGTCTTCATCAAGACGATGTCACTGGCTATCTGCTGTCAAAGAAGTCGAACATCAAGCACATCAATCTCCCTGCGGAAGACTGCGAGGACGTGAAGCCTGCTGAACTGCGCAGGAACTACGTTGACGGTCTTCTTGATCCTATCCGTCTGAATCGTGACGTACTGCAAGAAGCAATGACGGATCTCGGATCACGCGGATATGCAGGACAGTTCATGCAGAAGCCGAGTGCAGAGGGCGGCAACATCGTAAAAGACGCTTGGTTTCGGAAGATCTCTCTGGCAGAGTTCAACGCACTGCGATACAACGAGACGATGCACTTCTTTGTCGATACAGCCTACGACGAAAAGAAAAAGAAGACGGACAACGACCCGACTGGCATTCTCGCAGCCTGCATGATCGGAGCGAACATCTACGTCTACAACGCAATGCAAGTCTGGAAGACGTTCCCAGATCTGATCCGCTTCCTTCCAGAATACATGTCCGCGAATCTCGCGAGTGCTCACAGCAGTCTAAGGATCGAGCCGAAAGCAAACGGAATCAGCGTAGTGCAGACGCTTGAAGCTATCAGCGGACTGAACGTGACAAGAACACCGTCCCCGACGGACTCGAAAGCAGAGCGTCTTCACGCTGTCAGTCCTACGATCGAGTGCGGGCGCGTCTGGATCGTCGAAGGCGAATGGAATGACGAATTCGTTACGCAAGTAAGCGGATTCCCGAACATGACACATGACGAATTCGTCGATATTCTCGGATATGCGATCAACTACTTCAAGAACGACGATTTCGAGATCCCGAAGAACATCAATAACTTATTCTAAATAATTCAAAAGTATGATTGTAATCGATTCATTTCTTAATCTGCTGAACGCAGCGATCGGACGTAAGCAGGATTTTGAGCAGCTGATCCAGAGTGGTGACATCAGCCGCGTACTTGCTTCTATGGAAAGCAAGCAGGAAGAAACAGCGATCGCAAGACGTGAGTACAACCCGAAGTTGCACGCAATCAACAGACGCGAGGACAAGATCATTCTCGACAAGGACGGAAACTTGAAGCGCAAGATCAAGCGTTGGAAGCTTCCGATCAACTATCCAGTGTTCATCAACGAGATCGCACTTGTGTTCATCTACGGACAGCCAGTCAAGTGGGGAATGATCAGCGAGCACACCGACAAGGCTTTCAAGGCTTTCACGGATCTGCTGACGAAGACGCACTTCAATGCGAAGATCCGTCAGTGCAAGCGTATCGCAGGATCAGAGACACAGTCAGCTATGCTGTTCCGCGTCTTCCGCAACGATGAAGGAAAGGCAGACTGTCAGATCCGCGTTCTTGCAGCTTCCAAAGGCGACGAAATCTATACGAAGTGGGATCAGTACGAGAATCTGATCAGCGTCGCTTGGGGCTACTACTTGCAGGAAGCAGGGAACAACTTCTATCACATCGATCTGTTCACTCGCGAAGTGACGTATCATTGCAAGCGAACTGCGCTCGGTTGGGAAGTCATTCCAGAGGAAAATCTTGTAGGGAAGATCCCAGTGATCTATTTCTCGCAGGATAAGGAGTGGGAAGGTGTCGAGTCTATGATTCATCGCGAGGAATACATAGCATCGCGCACAGCAGACACGAACGACTATTTCAGCGATCCTATGCTTATTCTGGACGCTGACATCATCAAGAACATGCCAGACAAGGATGACGAAAACAAGACTCTGATCAAGAAGACTGGATCTAAGGCAGAGGAAGCAGCTTTCTATCTGACATGGGACGCAGCACCAGAGTCTAAGAAGAACGAAGTCGAGTGGTTGCAGAATCACATCTTGTCGAAGACGTTCACACCTAACATAGACTTCGAGAACATGAAGTCTCTCTCGAACGTCACTGGCAAAGCTTTGAAGCAGATGATGATTCTCGCGAACATCAAGGCACAGAAGCACAAGGAGAATCACGACGAACTGCTTGATCGTGTCGCAGGACTCTGCGCTTCGATCATCGGAAACGTTCTGGACGTGTCTCTGAAAGCGGAATGCGACGCGTTGAGGACTACGCATGAGTTTCAAGAGCCGTTCGGAGAGGACATCGCAGAAGCTATCGAGAACATCAGCAAGTCTATCGATTCTGGCACAATGTCCGTCGAGACTGGTGTTGAACAGAATCCGCTTATCAAGGACAAGCAAAACGAGATCAAGCGTCTGGAAGAGGACTCTGAAAAGCGGACGCAGGAACAGCGCGACATCTTCGCGCAGGCACAGCGTCAGGCACTCGGACTCGGAGAGGAAGATGACGATCAGACTGGCGCACAATAACGTTTTCCATTCATAGCGTATGAGTAAGAAAGACATCATTCTGGATCGCTACGCAGCAGGAATGTACGTTAGGCAGGAGATCTACGCACAACGCGTCAAGAAGTTCTACGATCTTGCTGTCGAACGTCTTCTGGAACTCGCTTCACAGCATCCAGATCTTACGCAGGACAAGAAGTTCTCGTTCTCCGACAATATGCGCGTCGGGGACGAAACGTCACGCGTGATCCGTTCGCTCTACTCGCAAGTGTACGCAGAGATCAAAAAAGACTGTGAAGCGGAGTGGGAACTTGCGAATCTGTCCTGCGACAAGATGATCCAGTCGATCTTCGGTTGGAAACTCAAAGACAAGTCTCTCTACGCTCGTTGGTTTCAGCGCAACAGCGAAGCGGTCGATCAGTTCTTTGCACGCTCGCAGGAAGTCGGGGGACTGAATCTCTCGCAGCGAGTCTGGAAGTACACTGGTCAGCTTCGCACGGAAATGGAAGCAGCGATCACTGTGTCACTCGGAGAGGGCGCGTCAGCAGCGCAGATGTCCCGCGATGTCCGCAAGTACTTGAAATATCCAGATAAGCTTTTCCGTCGGGTCAAGGGATCTGACGGAAAGCTTCACTTGTCGGAGAATGCGAAAGCGTTCCACACTGGACGCGGTGTCTATCGCAGCAGCTACAAGAACGCTATGCGTCTGACGCGCACAGAGACGAACGCAGCATATCGTGCAGCAGACGAAGACCGTTGGGAGCGCATGGACTTCGTCATCGGTTACGAAGTCTGTCTGTCGCAGCAGCATGACGTTAGAATGCCGAAGGGCGACATCTGCGACGTGCTTGCGGGAAAGTACCCGAAGGGATTCAAGTTCACAGCGTGGCATCCTCACTGTCTCTGCTTCGTGAAGCCGATACTGGCAAATGAGAATGACTTCTTGGCTATGCAGAAAGCGATCTTGAACGGTGACGATCCGCGAACTGTTGACATCAGCGCACAAGAAATCAAGGACGTACCGCCTGCATTCAAGCAGTGGGTCAAGGACAATGCGGATCGCATCAACGACGCAGCAGTGAAGCCGTACTTCATAGCACAGAACTACGTTGACGGAGACATCAGCAAAGGACTTCTGATCCATAACAAGCCGAAAGATGTCTGGCAGATCGCAAAGGAGCGTCACGCACAGCGAGACGATGCAGCTATACAGCAGCGTTGGAACGAGCGCAAGATGCAGCAAGTCCAGACAGCGATCAAGCAGGCAGACATCGAGATCAGTCCCGCTTTGCAGACTCGTATCGACAAGTTGCAGACTGCGATCCAGTCTGGAAACGTACAGAATATCACTTCTACGTTCCAGAAAGCTATGCAGGGAGTCGAGACACAGCGCAAGTGGGATCAGATCGTCTGGGAAGGATTCACACCAGAACAGAAAGCGAATCTGCGCGAGTTTGAGAAAGCGATCGGAGTCAAGAAAGGACGTGCTATGACTCACGAACAAGCTGACACAAGCAGGGTCAATCCGCAC